ATGCGCATCGATCACGTGCATCTTTCCCGACTCGACCTCAATCTGCTGGTCGCCCTCGATGCGCTGCTGACCGAACGGAGCGTGACCCGCGCGGCGGGGCGGATCGGCATCAGCCAATCGGCGATGAGCCATGCCCTGGCGCGGCTGCGCACCACCTTCTCGGATGAGCTGCTAACGCGGGGCCCCGACGGCATGCGGCCGACGCCGCGGGCGCTGGCGCTGATCGCGCCGGTGCAGGCGGCGCTGTCTCAGATCCAAGAGATCACGGCGCCACCGGACGCCTTCGATCCGGCGACAGCCGACATCACTTTCACTCTCGGCATCCCGGACTCGACCGAGGTGCTCTTGATGCCGACCCTCATCGCGCATCTGCAGGCGGTGGCGCCGGGTGTGAAGCTTTTGCTGCACACGGTCGATCGGCACCGGATCCTCGACGATCTCGATACCGGCCGCGTCGATCTCGGCATCGGGGTGTTCGAACAGGGTCAGACGCACCACAAGCGGCGCATCCTCAACAAGGAGAGCTACCTCTGCATCTTCAACGCCGACCTCGTCGGGGTGACGGCGCCGATCTCGCTCGACGACTACGTGCGGCTGCCCCACCTGCTGACCAGCCTCGTGGAGAGCGCCCATGGGGTCGTCGACGATGCGCTGGCCAAGATCGGCCGCAAGCGCGTCATCGCCCTGACCTCGCCGCGCTTCTCGGTGATGCCGTTCGTGGTGCGGCAGGCCCCCGTCATCGCCACGATGCACGCGCGGCTGGCGCGCTTCTTCGCCGACAGCATGGGCCTGACCGTGAGTCCGGCGCCGATCGCGCTGCCGGACGTCTCGATCTCGATGATCTGGCACGCATCCAACGACGCCGTGCCGAGCCAGCGCTGGTTGCGGGAGACGATCGTGAGGCTGCGCCGGCCGGGGCCGACAGCCCCCGCTCCAGAGGCATCGTGATCGTGGAGGCCATCGGAGGGAGACGCTGCCGGCTCTCAGTGACACGCGTCCCCGGTCAGGTTCGAAGGCAGCCGCGAGGCTCGAAGAGCACCAAGAAGGACGGACGATGCAGCTGCCGCGCAGATGGTTGCGCGACGGTCCAGATGTTGCCACCCGCGCTTCCGTTCGGCCCCTCCTCGGCGAGGAATCAATCAAAGATGCCGCAGGAATAAGGACAGGCCGACCTTGGTCAGGCAGTCATGTTATTGTTCCAAAAATTTGGCACGGCACCGGGGGCTGCTTCGAGGAAAGGCCTGCAGCGATGATCAGTAAGCTACCGACCGATTCACGGACTTCCGTTACGCTACACGAAGCCGCTGTCGGGCGAACCGCAATCGGGGCTCTCGCGGTTGGAGCGGTGGCCCTCGGTGCGCTGGCCGTAGGAGCCTTCGCGATCGGACGGCTTTCGGTCGGGCGAGCCCGGATCGGCCGCTTGGAGATCGGCGAGTTGACGGTGGACCGGCTCCGCATCCGGCGGGAGGAGTGACGCCCACCTCCCTCGGCGGTCGTCGATCGGCCCCGATCAGGCCGAATCGCCGACAGCGAGCCCCGAAGGCCGCTCGAACAGGAACTTGCGAGAGGGTCTGCGAAACGGCGGCAGATCAAGAAGGCTGGAGCAGCCCTAGCCCGTTGCAGAATGATGGTCGGAGTGGCCGGACTTGAACCGACGACCCCCTGTCCCCCAGACAGTCCCTGTTTATTGGAAAATAATACGTTTTTTGCAAAAGACCTGAAATCAGCCCCTATAACTATCAATGGCTTGGACCGCTTCTGCAAAGCGGATTTGGTGGCCAAAGTCACGCGCGGTAGGGTCCGTGCATGGCTGATTCCTCCCCCACCGTCGGCGAGCTCTTCAAGGCCAAGGCCGTCACCGACGAGCAGGTTGGCGCGCTGGTCGATGCGGTCCTGGCCGGGAAGTTCGAGGACCGGGCCGAACTCGCCGAGGGCTACATGCTCGACGTGGCCGCGGCGGTGAAGGCGAGCGCGTTCGCGACCTCTGTCCTCGCCGACGAGACGAGCAAGCCCGGCGCGCGGCGGAATGCGGCCCGGACCGCAATCCTGCTGGCGCGGGCTGAGAAGGCGTGAGCGATCCCGACGCCGAAGTCTGGCGGCACACCTTCAACGAGCCCGGCCCTGACTTCGTCCTCGAGGTTCGCGGCATGACCGTCGGCCGGATCTACCGCAACGACACGATCCCAGCCCCGCCGCGCTGGTTCTGGACGATCACCTGCGTGCGCCAGTTCGTCGGCATGACGAAGCCGAGCAGGACCGACAGCGGCTTCGTCCATACGAAGGAGGAGGCGGTCGCGGCGCTGCGGGCCGCCTGGGCGCTGGAGCGTGACTGGCGGGCCGAGATGCGAAAGCTCACCGCTCAAGATTACGGCGGCATGACGCATTGGGTCGCGCTGGTCGCTTGGGAGGGCTACGAGCGGCCCGCCAACAGCGCGCACGAAAAAAGCCCCGAGGCCGAAGCCCCGGGGCGATGCGTTGACGGATGTTAACGGCGGGGATCAGTCGGGCCGGCGCCCCGTGATCGCCTGCAGCATCTCCCGGCGGGTCGCGGCCATCTCCTCGCGCATCGATGTCACCAGGTCGTCGATGCGGCGCTCCATACGGGTGATGACATCGCCGGTCACGTAGGTTCGGGCGACTTCGACCTTGAAGTTGTGCAGGGCCTCGGTCTGGGCCGCGATCTGGATCTTTACCGCCGCCATGTCGATCGTCAGCGGGGACACCGCGTCCTTCGTGCCGGCGCGCAGCTTGCCCGTGATCCAGTCGACGAGCTTGCCGAGTCCGACGAGGAACAGCGCGAACGCCACGACGTGCGCCCAGGTGATCGGGCCGGGCGAGAGGAACGAGGTGTCCATCGGATCAGGCCTTCAGCAGGCGGGCGGCGCCGGCGCGGGCCAGCGTCGTGAGGGGTGAGGAGACGAAGAAAGCCGTCAGGATGGTGGCCTCGATCGCCACGTACTCGGGCGGCAGCGGCTCGATGGGCCAGCCCAGCGCGAAGGTCTTCGAGAGGCAGATCGCCCCGAAGTGGATCGCGGGCGGAATGCCGATGCCGTAGATCAGCCCCTTGAAGGCGGGCGCGATCGCCGCCTTCGCCTGGTTCGCGACGATCTCGGCCTGGACGACTTGCACCGCGACGTCGCGCTGGGTGTTCTGCCCGTTCTCCATCCCCTTGAGGATGGGTTGCAGCACCGAGTTGCCGAACACCTTGATCAGGCCGGAGCCGACGGTGCCGAGGAGGCTTCCGACCGGGTTGGAGAGCCAGCCGAGGAGGTTCATCGGGGCGGCTCCCGTGCCGGCAGCGTCGCCAGCTTCGTCGCGTAGGCGCGGGCGGCGAGCCGGGCGACCGCGAGGAAGGTCGCCACCTTCGCGCCCGGCAGCCACTCAGGCAGCAGCGGCGCCAGATCGACACCGGGGAGCGCATCGAGGACGTCCGGCAGCGCCATGATGCCGGCAAGTAGGTAGACCCGCTTGCCGGCGGCCGCACGCCAGCAGCGGCGCAGGCCGAGCCGGGCCCGCGCGAGGAGGGGGCGGCGTGCCATGGTCAAGCCTTCCGAAACGAGGTGTGGATCAGGTCGTAGAGGCCGGCGAGGCCGGAGCGGACCGCGCCGCCAGTCGCCTGGACGCCCGAGCGAACAAGCCCGCCGGTGGGGGCGGGCTGCGGGGCGGGCGAGGGCGGAGCGGTGGGGATCACCGAATGCCCGGCGGCGCGCAGCGCATCGACGAACTTCCCGCACTGGCCGGCGATCATCTCGTCCTTGTCGGTGCCGTTGATGATGCGCCGGGCGCCGACCGGGTCGTAGCGACCGCCGCCGAAGTAATCGGCGAGCTTCTTGCCGGTGAACCAGCCCTCGACCATGCCGTAGAAGAGGATCGCCGCCGCCACGTCGAGCCGCATCGCGAGCTTCGGCGTCTTCACCAGGTCCTCGTCGGCCCGCAGGTAGCCGAGCTGCCGCAGCCGCGCGGTCGCCTTCGCGTAGTTCGTCTCCCAAGTGAGCTGCACGAAGCCGCGGCCCCAGAAGCCGGTCGGCCCGTAGGACTTCCCCTTGCCCCGGCCGTATTCCTCGATCGGCTGCATGGTGCGCGCCGTCTCGTGGAAGGTGGTCGCCAGCGCGTAGCCGAGCGACGTGGTGCCGAGCAGCGACGGCGCGGCGTCGAGGATCGCCTCGAGGCCCTTGAACTGCGCGTCCTTCAGGCGCCCGCCGAACAGGGATGCGCGCACGGCCGCGTAGAAGGCGGCGCGGTTCAGGCTCGCGGCCATCGTGGTCTCCGGGGGGTTGGGTGGACGAGTTCTTGACCGGCTCTTGATCCGGGGCCGCCCGATCGGCCGGAAGGCTCAGCGGATCAGAGGCTTAGCGGGTGGACTAGATTTGACCCGGTTTTGATCGACTAGGCCGGAAGGCGTCGGAGGAGGGACACGCGCACCCGGGCAAGCCCGCGCTGCGTGATGCCGAGGGCGCGGGCCGCGCCGAGCGAGAGGTCGATCAGCCGGCCAAGCCGGGGATGCGGGCCGCGGTCGTTGACCCGCACGTCGATATGCCGGCCGGTGACCAGATCGGTGACGCGCACCGGAGTGCCGAGCGGCAGGGTCCAGTGCGCGGCGCCGAGCGCCTCGGGGACGAAGCGGCGGCCGTCTGCGCGGAGGCGGCCGGACTCGTGGCCGTAGAACGAGGCGGTTCCCGTCCAATCGGCGCGGGCGGGCGTCACGCTGAGCACGAGGCAAGCGAGAGCGGCCCGCACCGCGAGGCGTTGCAGGAGCATGGTGGGTCCGATTGTCGAGGAATCAGGCTCGGGCCGGGTGGCGCGGCGAGCGGCTTAGGTCAGTCAGTCGTCAGAAGGCGGACATCTGCGTGCGAAGCCAGCCGGACGTGGTTTTGCGGTACATATACGGCCCGCTGAAGATGACGTCGCCAATCGCCCCGCTCGTGTCGCCGGTATTGGCCGGCGCGGGTCGGTCCGGCGAATTGAAGAAGGGGAACTGTGCTCGACCGGCCTGCCCGGTGCTGCCATCGTCAGTCAGGCGATAGACTTCCGCTCCGTTGACGCGGGTCTGCCAGAAGCCGTCGATCCAGCGGGTGACGCGCGTGCCGGACCCCTCCCACGCGATGTCATGGCCCGCCGCCATCCGAAAAACGGGTGCGCCGTTCCGGGCAGTCGCCTGAGAGAAGTCAATGCCAGCTTCCGTGAACGACAGCGCGTTGTTCAGGATCTTGCGGGCATAGCTCCGGGTGCCCTCCGCCCCGCCGTCGTTCGTGCCGATGCCGAAGACGGAGTTGATCCCCATCGCCGCGCCGGCCTGATTGTACTTGCTGAACAGCATGTGCAGGCCGATGCGGATGCCGCCCGGATCCGCACCGTTGGCGTACATATCCCACTCACCGATCACGAGCGGGCCATCGAGATCCGAGGGCTGACCGGTCTGGCTGGTGGCCTCCTTGTAATCGGCCCAGATGGTCGCGCGCGGACCGTGTCCGTCGTTCAGAGCATCGGCCGGACGCACGGCGAGCGCCGAGCACGCCGTATGCTGCCCGATGCCGTAAGCCTTGCTGGAAAGGGTCGCGTTGAAGGCCCAGCCGTAGTTCTTCGGCGCGACCGCCCCGATGATCTGGTTGATCTTCAGAGCGTTGACGACGGCGCCTTCCGTGCCGCCGGCCTGATCCATGTTCTGGTCAATGCGCAACACAGGCGCATCGTCGGCGTTGGTCGATCCGACGCCGAGATACTTTCGACCGTACAGGGTCGTCTCGACGGTATCCTTGCCGATGGAGGTGACCGGCGTCGTGCCGTCATAAGTGTTGCCCTGCATCCGCCACAGGACCGGGGAGGCAGGGCCGCCACCGGGCAGCGCATTGAAGCGACCGTCCGGCACGTCGATGATGCCGCCGGCCGGCGCCGCAGCGCGCGCAGCGGAGAAACATGCCGAGTCGTCAGTCCCGTCGAGCTTGGCCCCGTAATCCTTGACCGAGCGGATGTCTCGATCGGAGAGGGGGCGCGAAACGGCACCGGCGCCCGAGCGCCGAGCGGACATCTTCGACACATCGCCGGTCGAACCGTCGGCCAGGATGCGACGGCCGCCCGGGGTCTGGCCGTCCTGAAGGTGAAGGGTCTCGGTGCCGACCACGAGTTCGCGGGGCGGACCGATATAGGCGTCGATCGCCGCCTGCGACGGCAGATCGGTGGCGCCAATGCCGGCGAGCTGACGGGCCTGACGGGGCATCACACGTTCCAATCGTTGGTGGAGTTGGGATCGGAGTCGAAGTTGAAGTCGAAGATCACGCGGCCGACTTGGGCCGCGTAGGCGGCGGCGTTGGCGGCGAAGACTGCGGCTTCGATCGCGCGCTGGTCGGCCGCGCTCGCATTCAGGGACGCCGCATCGCGCGCGGCTTCGGAGACGGCCCTTGCGGCGGCGGACGCCTCCGCCTCGGCCCGAGCTTTCGCGGCCTGCTCGGCGCCGATGCGCTCCACGATCGGAACCTGAGCTTGCGCTCGCTCCGCCGCCGTCTGGGCCGCCACTGTCGTCTGGGCGGGGCTCGCCTTGATCGCGAGGCCGCTTGACCAGTCGGCGAAGCTGCCGGACCGCTTGATGTAGAGCGTCCACTCCGGACCGGTCGGGAGGTCCGACACGGCAAGGAAGGTCGTGCCCTGCGGGTAGGCGTCGTAGGCGCTGCGCTGCGCCAGCGTGCCGGTGAAGTCGGGCGTGACGCCCGTGGTGCCGGGACCACCGAGCTGCGTGCCGAGCCAGATGCCGCGCGTCGCGTCGTAGACCACGCGCTGCAACGAGTCCTTCTGCAGCGCGCCGTCGGCGAGCGGGCTACCGTTGGCGTCGCGCCACTGCGCGAGGGGGCTTCCGTCGACGCTCAGCGTCGGAGCATTGGGCCCGGTCCGGTCCATGCGCAGAAGCAGCGAGAGACCGTCGAACAGGCGGATCATGCCGTCCGGGCTCTCGACCGTGAAATCCGGGCCGGTGCCGGCGGTGAGCAGCACGACATCGCTCAGCGAGACGATGGTCGAGGTGCCGTTGCGTTCGACGCGAACGCCGGGGCCGCCCCGGACATCGACCGGAGCAGAGGGCAGAGACAGGGCGGGGATCATGGAGGCTCCGAAGCGATCAGCGGAGTTCGACGGGCTCGTCGAAGACGAGCGCGGTCTCGGGGCCGACCGTCATCAGCACGCGCACGTCGTAGACGCCGGGCGGGACGCAGGCGGACCAGCCGGCGGGGAACAGCGCCTCGACGATGCCGGGGTTCGAGACGAAGAGCGTCCCGGCCGATGTCGAGGCCGTGAGAAGCGGGTGCGGATCGTGGACGCCACAACGGCGGTCGCGCGGCACGACCTGGACCGTCACGTCGGACGCCGCCGAGAAGTCGATCAGCCCTGCCTCGGTGAGGTCGAGCCGTCCGTCGGGGGAGCCCATCCGCAGCACGAGACGGAGCCGCCACTGCCCGCAGCGCGAGGCGGCGCCCAGAGTGTTCAGGAACGCCATGCTCAGAGCTTCAGAAAGAAGGTGCCGAGCCGGATCGGCGGGAGGTTCGACACCGACTGGCCGCCGCCAGGGTTCGAATGCGAGACGGTGAATTCCTTCGCGCCCGGCGGGGCGGTATCGGAGTTCTTCACCCCCCGCAGCATGTCCGGGAGCGATGTCGACGCGCCTGCATCGCCGAAGGCGATGGGCTGAACCTTGTCCGGGGCAACATACTGATGCGCCGGGTAATCGACGGTCACCTTCCCATCGGGCAGGAGCGCCGGCAGGTTCCTGCTCGAAAGCGTCGAGAGCGCATCGCCGCCGATCTGGCCGGGGGTCTGGACGTCACCGAAGAACGAGAAGCGCGCCAGGACGGGGCCGGTCGAGCCGGCGGCCGCGGGCTGCGAAAGCGTGATGACGTTGCCGTTGAGGTCGGCGATCGTCGTTCCGGCCGAGATGCCGGCTGCGATCACCGACATACCAATCGCCAAGCGGTCGCTGCTGAAGGCGGTCGCATTGGTTGAGCCGGCGGTCAGGTTGAGCCCGGTGCTCGTCTGAAGCCGGTTCGCCGGACCCGTCCCCATGTCGTCGAGGCCGCCCGGCAAGAGGCCCTGCATCGTTGGAATGCCGATGACCTTGCCGGCCGCGAAGTCGTCGCTCGCCGAGGCACCGCGGCCACCGACGACCGGCGCCATGCTGTCGGGGAAAGTCAGCCAGAGGTACAGATAGAGGTTGCGGGTGTCGTTGCTGCCGCGTTCGGAGGCACCGGACTGACCGTTGCCGATCGTGCCCTGATTCATCCGCACCCAACCCGGCTGTACCGAGTTGTCGAGGCGCCACTTCACGTCGCCGGTCCGGGCGCGGGCCGTCGGATCGTCAGTCCCCTCGGGATCGGTCGGCTCCGTGGGCGGGATCGGCTCCCCGAGCCCATCGTCGTTCCACAGCAGACCCGCCGACAGGGAATAGACCCACTCCTTGTAGAGGCCCGCCGGCAGGTAGACGCGCGGGAATCGACCCGTCGCATCCGGTGCCACCTCGGCAGGATGCGGCTGCGTCCGGCCCGAATCCGCGTACACCGCGAGCGGCACGTCGGAGCCGGCCTCGAAGAAGCGCGCACGCACGTCGAGACGCGGGCGCCCGTTCAGGTCGAGCACCTGCTGCCGCGAGAGCGGCCAGAAGATTGTCATGAGTGGCGTCCGAAACGACGAAGCCCCGCACGGGGGCGGGGCTCGGTCAGGGCCGGCGCGTAGGGCGCGGCACGGTGATCAAATCGCGGGTTTTGCCCGACGGGTCAAGGGGCGGAGGCTCGGCTCACCGCAGCATATAGCGTGACGCGTCAACCACAGGCTCAAAATTCGATGGCAATGGATCGCCAAGCGCCTCGACGACATGGCAGACCCGTGGTTGCAGTGTTCGTGACGCTAAAACAGCGTCGGGGGAACGTCCATGCGCATCGTCATCGCTGTTGCCTTGTTCGCGGCTACCATAGGCACCGCACAGGCCCAATATTACGGTTACGGCTCCAACAGTCGGAGCAATAGCGTCAGCGGATACACGACCAATAATGGCACCTACGTGGCGCCGCACTATCGGACCAATCCAAACAGCACGCAGTACGATAATTATAGCACGAGCGGAAACTACAACCCGCACAACAACTCATATGGTACGCGCATTCCGCGCTACTGAACGGCTCGCCCAGCATGGCGGCACATGATAGCGTGCCGCCATGCCCCGCCGCTTCTCACAGCCGCTCTGGTACGTCGCGCAGATCGCGGCCATCGCCGGCCTGACCTATCTCGGAACCGGTCGAACAGAGGAAAATCCCCCGCCACTGACGCCTGGCCTCCTTGTCGTCGGCTTCGGCATCTCGGTGGTTTTCGTCGCGCTCGGAACGGCCATCGCTACGCGCTTACTTGACTGGGCGAACCGTAAGCTGAAGCGGCTCCCGGTCGCCGCTGCCGTACCCGCGCCCTCCGAGCAAGACGAGCCGGTTCAGCAGCGCGATCGTATCGGCGCCGGGCCGAGCAGCGGCGAGATCGGCAAGCCGACGTCCTCCCTCTGGCGTGGTCAGCAGCGCGGCTAAGCGGTCGACGTTCCGTCCTGCCTGCCAGTCCTCGAAGGCCTGCGCGATCCGCTTCGGCAGGTTCAGGCCGCCGGTCGCGAGCGCCTTGTTCGCCTCACCGCCGAGACCACCCTTGCGCAGCTCTGCCAGCGCCTCGTTGTTGAACGAGGTGCGGGATCCGACACCCTGGCGCGTGCCGGTCGCCTCGAAGATGTCGAGCAGGCGGGAGAAGCCGGCCGCCAGCCGCTCTCCATCCGGCAGGGCACGGATCGCGGCGAAGACGTTTTCACCCGCCAGATCGTTGCCGCGGATGCTGGCCGCGAACTTGGCCCCGCCCGCCTGATTGGCGCCGCTCTGAAGGTCCTTCGTCTTCGCCGCGAACTCGGTCCCGAGGTAGGTTCGGACGAGCTCGCGCGCGGCCAGCGAGTTGCTGCGCGAGATCGCACCGACAGCGGCTCCGACGTCGGCCGAGGAGCCTTCGACGGGCTTGGTCGGGAACAGGGCGTCGATGGCGCGCTTCAGATCGGGCCGCTCGGCGATCCGGCCGAGCGGGGAGCGCTCCACGGCCTCGCGGCCCTGATGGGCGAGGGCGAGGCGCTGAAGCCGGCCGCGCGCCTCCGGGAGGAGGGCGAGCAGGTCCTCGTTCTGGCGCATCGCGGCGCGGATACGCTCCGCCGTAGCGCCGCCCTGACCGCTCACTCCGTCGAGGATGCGGGTCACCTCGCGCGCCTCGAACGCGTTGCGAGCCGCGGGCGTAGCGTTGGCCAGGAACTCGCGGGCCGCGGTGGCGCCCTCCAGGTGGGACGGCACCTGTTCTGCGGGCGTGTTGAGCCGACGCGTCTCGGGATCGCGCTGCGTCACCCGGCCGAGCGGGGCGTTGCCAGCGAACGGCTCCAGGGGCCGGCTGTTAGCGGCGAAGTTGGCGTCCGCCACCGCCATCTCGGGCGCCGTCTTGAGCTGCTCGTCAATCGCCGATCGCACGCTCTGAAGGCGGCTCACCATCACGCCGTCACCGGCCTTGCGCGCCTCCCGGAGCACCTGGTCGAGGCGCTCGCGAGTCTGGTGCAGCCCGTCGATGGTCAGTTCTGTCTCACGCACTCCAGACACTGGATCGGGCAGGTTGCCGTGCAGGTCTCGCCGTACCGCCTCCAGGGCGCTCCGGACATTGCCCTTTGCCGTGGCGAGCGCCGCGTCAATGGCGTCGATGGCCGGTTGCGGGTTCACCTGCCCGAACCTCGGCGCGGAGATCTCCTCCGTCACCGTCGTCGGCACCATGCGGGAGGAGGGGCCGCTCGCGGGCTCCTTCGAAGCCATCACGACGCGCTCATAGGCCGACAGCGGGTCAGTCTCGTCGCCGCGCATCAGCGCCGCGGCCGCCCGGTCGAGCGTGCCCTTGTCGACCGTCTTCGGATCGACGCCGGCCTCGGTGAGAGCCCGGCGAATGTCCGTCGTCGCTTGGCTGGCGGAGGCCTGGAACTCGTCGCGCATCGCGCCGAACCCGGACCGATCGTCATGGCCCAGCCAATCCCACGGATAGGTGCGGCGCCCGCGGGCTTCCTGCTCCAGAAGGCCGATCAGCTCGTCGTGGATGTTGCGCGCCATGCCGCCATCGCGGTCGGGCGGGAGATAGCCCTCCTCGATCAGCCGCTCGCGCCAGAAATTGTCGATTCCCTTGCCGTTCTCCTGAACGAGGTTCGAGACGCCGGGCTGCCGAAAGCGGTCGAGCCCTGCCGCCTTCACGTCCCCGCGCTCGAGGCCGATGCCGCCGTTCTCAGCGATGAAGCGGGCAAGCGACTTCGTGCCCGGCGCCACCGGCGGCGCGTCGGGCCGCTTCGGCGCCATCGAGCCGATGGTATCCGGACCCTGCGGCGGCGGGTCGTAACGCAGCGGCCCGCCGGCGCCGTTGTCGAGCGTCTGAAGCACCGGCTCGCCGGGCCGCTCCACCTCGACGGTGCGCTCGATCCCGATGCGCTCCGGCGCGGCGCGGGCGGCGGCATAGTCGCGCGCCGCCTGCTCGGAGCGGGCTGTCTCGCGGGCATCGGCGACGCCGCGCATTTCGCGCTGGATCACCTGCCCGGCCTGATCGGGGGAGACGCGCGGGCCGGCCGCCTGCGTGGCGCGGATGACTGCCTGTCCCTCGGGTGTCGCGGCCACAGCGCTGCGGGCGGCAGCCTGGACCGCCTCGCCCGTGCGCGCAGAGGAGGTCGAGGCCGGCGTGATAGCGTCAAGCCCGGCCTGCCCGGCGGCGTCGATCTGGCCGGGACGCGCGGCGAAGAACTCGGAGAGCCCGCCTTGTCCCTCCACGACGCGCTGAAGATCGCCGAGGCGGCGCGGGCCCACGACCTGCTGCAGCGCCTCCGCCCAGGTCAGCAAGACGCCGCGCGCCGCCGCATCGTCAACCAGCGAGCGAACCGCCGTCACCTCATCGGCCGAGATCTTGCCGGCGCCGGCATCGAAGAGGCGCTCGGCCGTGCCGGGGCGGCGAGTGAAGGCCTGCGCAGCGCCACCGGCCACACCGCCGACGAGACGCGCGATAGGCTCCGCTTCTGTTCCCTTGGTGACCTGCCCGGCTGTCTCAGAAGCGATCGCCGGCACCAGAGCGTTGCGCGCGGCGGTGGCGATGGTTTTGCCGCCGCCAGGGATGAACTCGGCGATGGTGCCGACGTACTGCCCCGGCACCGTTTCGGCCTTCGGCAGCTTGCCAGCCACGGCCTCGACGCCGCTCAACGCGATCTCGCCCGGCTTCGGCAGCTCGTGAGGCGCAGGAATCGGGCCCTTTAGCGCTTCGCGACGCGCCTGCATCTCACTGTCAGGGACCGCGGGACGGCCGAGCGCGCGTCCGATCCCACGAGCGACGCCTTGCGCCATCAGACCAGTGAACTGATCTGCGAGGCCCCACACCGTCTGCGGCAGGTCGAGCACCCCGGCCGCGCCCCGGATAATTCCGGCACCGGCCTGGTCTACGACATCGGCCGCAACCGACTTTCCCTCCGCCTTGGACGTCTTCGGCGCTTCATCGAACCGGTCGAAGAAGTTGCTGCCGTCCGCCGCGGGCTCCGCCCCCGAAGCTTTCGGGGCCGGCTTGTCATCGAACTGGTCGAAGAAGTTCGCCATCAGGATCAGGGTCCCGCAAGGATGCTGTCGGGTCCGTTTTCACGGACCGGGCCGAGGATGCGCGCCGAGGCGCCCGCACCATACTTGGCGTCGAACTGCGTGCGCAGGCTCGGGTCGGTGCGGAGTGCGCGGACCGCCGCCATGGGGATGCTGACCGGGCCCGTGGGCGTTGCCGACTTGGCATCGGTCCCAGCGCTGCCCTCTCGAGCGCCGGCTGAACCCTTGTCGCCCCCCTGGCCGCCTCGATACTCCCGGAAGCGCGTGTAGGGGTTCGGAAGCGCCTTGATGGCCTGATCCGCCTCCGCCTGGCTGATCTCGCCGCGCAGCGCCTTGCCCGCGATGTCACCGGCCTGCGCCTGATAGTCGGCGAGGCCGCGGAAGGTATCCACGATGATTGCGTTACCGCCCGGTGTTTTCAGGAGCGAGGGAAGGCTGTTCCGGAACGCGCGGCCCTCGGCGTCGGACGTGGCGCCGGACCCCGGCACTCGCATCCGGGGCGTCAGCTTGTCGGCGAGCGCCGTGAAGGCCTCCATCTCACCCATCTTGCCGTTGGTCAGACCGTTGGCGACGGAGTCGAGACCGGCGGCCTGCGCGTACTGCGCCAGACCGAGGCGGGCGCCCGCGAGCTTACCGGTGTTGATCTGCTCACCGAGGCTGGCCATCGTGTCGATGTCGGCGCGCAGCGGGACGGCGTTGTCCGCAGCCTCCACCATTTCGGAATAGCGCTTGGCCTGAAGCTCGTTCGCCTTCTCAGCGAACTTGCCCGCGCCCTTGGTGTCCACGTTGACCGTCGTCCGAGGCGAGCCGCCGATACCGAAGGGCTTGCCGTCCGGACCCATGCCGGCGCCCGTGCCCTCGGGAATGCCGTAGGACTGGCGCTCCTCTGCCGAGAGCGGGCGCGGCTGCTGACCGGCGATGATGACGCGCGACTGCGTCGGATCCGTCGAATGCAGCGCCACCATGCCGACGCCCGGCATCGCCTGATAGGTAAACTTCGAACTGTCCTTGTCCGGCGCCGTGAAGAGCACGTCACCGGTGGCCGTGTCGACGAGGCTGTTGCCGACGGTCGCAGTGTTCCGCTTGGCCTGTCCGATCGGCATGATCTGGCCCGTGCGCCCGTTCACCCAGGACGTCTGGCCGTTCACGTCTTTCATCTCCCACGGCGTGTCACCGCCCTTGAGGAGCTGCCCGAAGATCTGCCCGGCCATGGCGCGGGTGTTCGGGTTGCGCCATGCAGCGTTGAGCGCGGTTTGAAGCTCCGGCGTCATGCGGGCGGCGCTACCGGTCGGGAAGCCGGGGAAGCCCTGCGACGGTGCGGCGGTCGGAGCGCCGCCTTGCGGGATGACGAAGCCGGCCGGCTGCGCACCCAAGGCCGGAATGTTCGCGTCGTCGGACTCGGCCGAGGCGACTTGGGACGGGGACGGCGCCGGAGCGCTTCCGCCTCGCCGCCCGCCCATCCAGGCGTAAACCTCGCCCGCGGTCTTCGGCGAGCCGTCGCGGTTGAAGAACACCGTGCGATTGGCGCCTGCTACTTTCGGGCCGACCAGGGAGGCGGCCGGCGCGTCGGGATTGCTGAGCGCGCTCGGGATGAACTTCGTCGCGCCGCCCGCACCGAGAAAGTGCGCACCGTAGAGGTTCTGCGGGTTGATCGTGATGCCGGCCGACGTGAGGGCCTGCGCGTTGTCGCGCGTGAAGGCCTGCATCGCCCGCTCCTGCTGGGCTGCATCGGTGCGGCCGTCCGGGGTCAGGCCGAGATCCGGATACTTCTTCGCTAACCCGGCCCAGGTGTCCCTCGTGAACTGGTAGCGTCCGAGTGCGGTGCTGTTCGGGTTGGCCGCAAGGTCGTTGCCGCCGCTCTCCTTCGCCCGCGTCGTCGCGAGGTACTCGCCCATCCCGCCGCCGGTGGCCGCGAAGCTCGGAGCCGCCGCCACGGGGCCGGACTGAGCCGGCGCGCCTGTAGCACCAGCCCCGGACACGGCCGGCACCACGCCCCCGCCCGCGCCGCCCTTGTAGGCGTTCATCAGGTTCGAGATCAGCGTCGGAGCCTCGGCCTCGAGCGCTTCCTTGCGAGCGGAGGCGTAGCTGTCACCGAAGGCGTCTCCAACGCCCCGGACCATGGAAAAAATCGTTGCGCCGCTCATGGATCAGACCCAATCGCTGTCTTTGCCGACGCCAAGGCCGCCGCCACCACCGCCGAAGATGCTGAAAGCGCCCAGCCCACCGCCACCGAAGGCTTTGCCGGCGAGACTCGACGCGAGACTGAGGCCGCCCATCAGGGCGCCGAAGCGGTTCTCGGCCGCCTGCTGCCCCGCCATGAGGCCCTGCTGCCCGACCTGCGCGAGCCCCCTCGCCGTGTCGGTCGAGATCCCAGCCTTCGCCACGCCGGTCTGGACGCCGACGTTGCCGAGCCCGGTCTCCGCACCGGACTGCCCCGAGACGGCGGTCGCCCGCTTCGTATCGAGGTTGGCGAGGTTCGCGAGCCAGTTGTTGTAGTCCTGGCTGGCGAGGCCGGAGGCGAACTTCATCGCATCCGTGTCGGCCCCGCCGGAGGCCAGCGTCCCGTTCACGGCCCGGGCGCGGGAAAGCGCCTGGAGCCCCTGATCCATGTTGAAGGTGTAGCCGGGCGCGGTCGCGTAGGCCGAACGTGCGGCGGCCGAGGCATCAGCGCCGTTCACGCCGAGCGCGTCCTGATAGAGCTTGGCGCCGCCCCGGTACTCATCGGCGAGGTTGCCGAAGAGGCCCGATGCTTTGCCGTACTGCTCTTTGGCGAAGCCGAGCCCCTGGTCGAGCGCGTCCTTCGCCTCGTTCTCGCCCTGCTGGAGCTGCTGCGCGCCCCAGATCGCCGCCTGACGCCCGGCCTTGCCCGAGAAGATGCTGGCCACGGATCATTCCTCCAGAGCGGCGATGCGGGACTCAAGCTCCGCCGCGTAGGCGAGCAGGGCCGAGAAGAAGAGGACCCACTCGCGCGGCAACGGCAGCGAGGCGGCGTTCGGAAAGGTGGGCTTGGTGCTCATTCGGTGCGGGCCTCGACCGCCATCGCCCCGCCGAGCAGGGCGCAATAAACCGGGTCGGAGACGTCCAAGCGCCATGTCCGGCCCTGCACGCCGGTCAGGCCGGTGCGCAGCACGTTGACCCGCGTCCTTGTCCGCCCCATCGGGCCGAGCTTGCGCGTCAGCGGGTTCGACCAGGTGGCGCCGCCGTCGTCGGACCATGAGATCCCGACGACGGGATCGGTCTGGGTGACATCGCCCGTCGGCAGGCCCTGCCCGACCACGAAATCGAAGTCGGCGCGGGGGATGGCGAGACGCTGCGGGAATGCCTCGCCGGGCAGGGACTCGACGCGCATCCGCAGCGGCAGCCCGGCATCGGTGAAGGCGGCCTCCGACACCTCGAGGAGCGAGTTGCTGCGGCGGTCGCCGACGAGCCAGCGCCCGAAGGCCTTCACGCCCTGCGTCGCGCGCCAGCGGGTGTCCTGATGCCCGACGCGTTCGTGCCAGAGGCCGGTGGTCAGATCGAAGACCCAAGTCCGGCCCGGCAGCGAGAGCGCCCAGAAGGCATGTCCCGCGACCATGAACACCGAGGCCTCGATCTCCTCACGGTTCACCCGGGCGGCGGCGGCGACGTCTCGCTCGACATCGTGCGTCGAGATCCGCTCCGGGCTGTAGCCGTTCAGCCGGTAGACGACGGAATCGTCCCCGACCCAGATCAGCGTGTTCGACCAGCCTTCCTCATGGCCGGCGACAGCCCACGGCCCGATCAGGCCGCGCGGAATGCCGGTCAGGCGGGCGAGGGGGAAGCCGTTGTTCTGCGCTGGCCCGCCGTAGACGCCGATCTCCGACGGGCCGAACAGGAACAGTTCGGACCGGAAGCCGATCGCGCGCATCAGGCCGGCGGAGCGGCCCTGCTCCTTCGTCCGGTCGAGCGTGTTGAAGCCCGTGCCGTTGAGCCCTGACGCGTAGCAGGTGCCGTCGCCGCAGGTGAAGAAGAAGAACCCGAACAGGAACTCGACCGAGTTCGGGGCCGGCAATGCCGTCGGGATCGGCAGCGGCGACGCCGAACGGCCGGCCGAGATCTCGAAGGCGCCGAATTCCGTCACCGCCACCACCTGCGGGACCGGCGAGCGGTTGTTCTTCGCCATGGTCACCCGTGCTGAGCCGGGCAGGTCGCCCTCATCCCGGACCGCGCCGGAAGCGTCGATCGAAACGAGCCTGCCCCGCATGGCGGCGAGGAGCCGGTCGCCGGCCACGCGAGCGCCCCGAAGACGCTTGTGTCCGGTATCAGCGAAGGGGATGAGCCCCGGCGCGCGCCGGATGACGGACGGCGACCGCCCGCCCTGGCCGATCTCTTCGACGTAGGCGTTGATGAGCCGGCCCGCGCCCTCCTCCGGCGAGAGGCCGGGACGCGACGACAGCGGCCACGCGATGTCCGGCATCAGACGATCCAGCCACCGCGGCGCCGACCGCCCCAGAAGCGCTCCAGGCGCATCGCCGGACGGGCGTCGTAGACGAAGGATTGGTAGCGGAGGATGTGCTCCTGATCCGGCACGGCCGCCAGGAGCATCGCGATCCGCGCCGGCGGCACCTCGGCGAACGAGGTCGCGCAATCGGCGGCCAGCAGGCGCGCGAAGGCGCCCTGCAACTCGGTGGAGAGCTGCGACAGGTCGGTGACGCCGCAGATGTCGCGCCCGCGCAGTTCCATGAACTTCGGCTGGAGGCGGGCCGCGACGACGGCGCGATCCTTGGCCGAGGCCGTCTGTCCGGCCGACACGATGCCGAGATGCTCGAGCGCGACCTGCACCGGATCGAAGACACCCGAGACCGCGACACCGGTATCGAGTTGGCGGGCGAGCGCCTTCAGGGAGATTTCCGCCTTCGCCGCCTCTCCCGCGAGGAGGGTGCGGGTCGCAACATCCTTGCCGAAGGCCTGCGAGCAGGCCGAGGTGAGGATGACCGACAGGTGGATCAACACACCGGGATCGGCGCCCTCAATCGACGCGAGGTTCACGATCTCCCGAAGGCGCAGATCGCCCAGCATCGGCGCGATGCGGGCGCTCACCACGGCGCGGTCCTTGGCCGAACCGGTGTAGCCGGCCATCACGACGCCGAGGTTTTCGAGCACCGCCTGCACGACATCGAAGGTGCCGTTCGTGGCGACACCGCCGTCGAACTGCCGGCCGATGACCCGAAGGGCGGCCTCCGCCTGCGCGGCCGAGGCCTGGAACGGCAGCAGCGCCTCGCCGGCGATCTTGAACGGCACCGCACAGGCGAGCGCCAGGATCGCGGCGAGATGGAGCTGGGTCGAAGCATCGGCCGCCGCGATCGACGGCAGAGCGATGATTTCGCGCTGGCGCAGATCGGCCAGCATCGGAGCGACGCGGGCCGAGACCGCGGCGCGGTCCTTCGCGGATGCGGTTTGACCGGCTTCGACGACCCCGAGCGCTTCGAGAACGGACTGCACCAGGTCGAAGGAGCCCGCCGTCCCCGTGCCGGCATCGAGTTGACGGGCGGACGCGCGAAGGGCGGCTTCGGCTCGCATCTCCTCCGCCTTCAGGCCGCCGAGGAGCGGGTCGCCGACACCGAACAGGAGGGAGCAGCGGGCAGCGAGGATGGCGGCCAGGAAGTGCTTAGTCGCCGCGTCGGCCGTCTCCACCGCCGGCAGATCGATGATGTGGCGTGCCCGGAGGTCCGCCAGCATCGGGCCGAACCGTGCGGACACGACCGCGACGTCCTTTGCCGTGGCCGTCTGACCGCCCTCAACGACTCCGAGGAGCTCAAGGACGGACTGCGCGACATTGAAGGCGCCCGAGGTGGCAACGCCCGTGTCGAACTGGCGCTGCATCACACGCAACGCCGTCTCGGCAGCGGTCGCCACGTTGCCGAGACGGTCCCCGACCGCCGGATCGACGTTGAAGCTGCCGGCGCAGATGCCCGCCAGAATGTTGGCGAGGTGGCGCAGCTGGGCCGGATCAGCCTGAGAAAGGTCGGTGAGGGTCGTGATCTCGCGCGCGCGGAGATCCGCCAGCATCGGCGCGATACGGGCGGTGACCACGCCGCGATCCTGCGCGGACGGATCCTGCCCGATGGTGACGACGCCCAGCTTCTCCAACACGTCGCGCACGACGTCGAAGGCGGCCGTCGCAGCCGTGGCGCTGAACTGGCGCGAGAGGAGCTTCAGCGAGGCTTCGGCCTCGGCCGCCGCGCCGGTCAGCACCTCGGCCTTGTTGCCGGTGATCCCGAACGGGACGCGGCAGGCCGAGGCGATGATGTCCGCGACGTGGAGGAACACCGCGGGGTCGAGCGCATCGGCGTTCAGCCCGGCGAAGATCTCGCGCTTGGCGAGCTCGGCGAGCTTCGGGTCGATCCGGATATCGACGGCCGCACGATCCTCGATCGACGCCTCCTGGCCAGCCGCCAGGACGCCCACGTTCTGGAGGACGAGGGAAATCAGATCCTGGCGGGTGTAGGCCATGGGCGAGGCGCCTTACTTGCCCTTGGTGGCGGTGGCCGGCTTCGGAGCCGTCGCGGCTTCGAGGTCCGCCTGCGCCTTGGCGAGGTCGGCGGTCAGAGCATCGACCGCGGCCTTGGCGGCATCGCGCTCGGCCGCGTTCACGCGGGTGTCCTCGTGCGCCTTGGCCAGTTGCTCACGGAAGGCCGCGAGGTCGTCGGTCGCCTTCTTGTAGGAGTCGGCCGCCGCGCCGAGCAGCTTGTCCGCTTCGTCGAGCTCGGACGCGAGGCGCTCGTTCTCCGCCGAGCCAGCCTCGATCACGCCCTTCAGGCGGTCGATCTCGGTCAGGGCGGCCAGCAGCTCGTCGACGGCCGACGGCTCCGACGCCGGCTCTTCGACCGGATGCGCGAAGGTGAGGCCGGTGGCACGCATGGTCAGCGCGTCGGCCGTCGCCCGCGACGGGTCGGTGATGACGGTGGGCGAGGCCGACCAGCCTTCAGGGAGATCGGCGCCGGGGGCGAGGGCGAAGATCTGGGCGGACCCGTCGGCCTTGTAGCCCCAAGTCGGAATGGTCTCGATGGTGTCCATGAACGCCTCGTCGGAGGTGACGGGGCGCGCATGGCCCCAGAACGACGAAGGGCGCCCCGAGGGCGCCCTTTCGTCTTCAGTCTGCGGTGTGGACGGCTTAGCCGCTGACGCGGGTGCCGAGGCGCGGGTCGATGGCGGCCACGCCGTACAGCACGTCGAGACGCCAGGACGACACGCGGTTCGGGCCGTCGAAGTAGGGCACCAGCATCACGTGGATGCCCTTGTAGTCCTGCGTTCCGATCTGCTCGGTCGGCACGCCGGCCGGCTTCTCGAAGGGCACGCACACCAGCGCCAGCGCGTTCCGGTGGAACATGAGGTTCTGCTGGAAGGTGGACGAGGCCGCGCCGTTCCAGGTCACCACCGCACCGGCGGCCGGAGCGGCCGAGACGGTCTGGTAGGCGCCCGAGGTGATGATCGCCGGGGCGATCTGCACCGTGGCGTTGCCGGTCCCGTCGGCAGTGGCCGCGGCCGTGGCGACGAACTGCTGGAGGTAGGGCAGGACCTGCTTCGTCACCGGGTTGACGGCCTGGACGCCCGCGATGGTGAACACCTCACCCGCGCGGACCGTGCCGCCGGCGCCGAGACCGGCCATGAGGAGGGCCTGACCCCAGGAGTTCGCCTGCGCGCCCGAGTAGGACACCGCCTGACCGCCACCGTTGACGGTGCCGTTGGTGCGAGTGCCCGTGGTCAGGGTCGGGGCGTTCTGGGTCATGAACGGCTCGACACCGGCGAGACCGCCGAGCTTCGCCTTGCGGTAGGCGTCGGTGTTGGCGCCATCGATGTAGAGCTGCGCCTGGTTGCCGAGCAGCGCGACGTGGTCGGCCGGCGACAGGGCGGCGGAGCGCTCGTCGGACGGGACGGCCATCTCGTTGAGGCGCTGCACGCCCGCGAGGAACTTGCTGTAGTTCGCGATGGTGTTGCCCGGGGTGCCGACCCAATTCCAGAAGTTCTGCAGCGCGCAGGCATGCAGGTCCTGGTCGATCTGGTTGGCGATCGGAACCATGGCCGGCTTGATCACGCGCTCGGCGAGATCACCGATGTTGAGCGCGAGGTCAGTCGAGGAGAACTGGAAGTCGACGCCGGCGACCTTGTTGACCTGGATCGCGGTCTTGCCCTCGATGACGTCCTGGTTGGACGCGACGAGGCCGGTGCGGACGCGGAACTGCGCCGGCTTCCGGATGGAGACCGTATCACCGACCTTGTAGCCGTTGACGTTCTTCGAGAACTCGTCCTCGTAGCCGCGGAAGACGCGGGAGCCCATGCCGAGCTCGTTGTCGAGGATCTTCACCGCCGCCTTGGCGATGATATTGGCGGTTGCGATGGTGTTGGACACGGAGAGTTATCCTTCGACTTGAGGTGGTTAGCCGTATTGCTTGGCTAGCCACGCATCGAGATCGCTGTCGGGGGACGACGGCTTGGATGACCCGGACACCTGCTTGGCAGGGGCCGGGGCGGCGGTTGCGGTCTTGGGTTTCGCCAGGGTCAGGCGTCCTTCGAGCCGGCCGACTTCCTTCGTCGCCTGACGCTCGGTCATCCCGTTGAGCTTCGTGAGCACATCGGGGTTCTTGGCGAGGTAGTAGGCGAGCAGGCCGCCCTTCTCGCTCTCGATCACCAGCTCGGTGACATGGGGCTTCACCTCGCGGTCCTTGGCCTCCGCGAGCGCCTTGTCGAAGTCCGGGATCTTGCCCCGGGTCTCGTCGAGACGGTCATGGAAGGCCTCGAGCGCGGCCTCGCGCTGGGCGACCTGAGTGGCGCTCTGCCGGCGGGAGGCATCGGCCGCCCGGTCGTCGAAGCGCTGCTCGGCGAGGGCCTTGCGGATGCGATGCTCCGCCTTGGCATCCTCGAAGGCAGCCCAGTCCTTGAAGTCGTCCTCTTTCGGGGCCGGTCCGATTTCCTTCTCGATGGCGGCAGCGCGATCCTCGCCGGCAGCCGGAGCCGCGCTGCGAGCCGATGCGAGCTCGTCTTCGAGCCGGGCGATCCGGTCCTGCATCCGCTGGATGCCGGAACGCTTCTTGGGCTTGTCCTCGCCGCCCTCACCCTCGGCCTTCGCAGGCTCCGGCTTCGGCTCGGCGGCGGATTCGCCCCCTTCTTCCCCTGGCGTGGCGGCGCCCGTCTCGACCTCGGCCGTCTGGCCTTCGATCGTCGCGGCCGTCGCTTCCGAGGCTTCGCCACCTGCCGCCAGCGTCTCCGCCGGCGCGCCCAGCACGATCAGATCCTCGTCCATGTGTCGTTGGTCCATGAAAAAACCCGCCGCGCGGAGAGCGGGCGGGTTCGGTGCATCCTCGCGGCCTGGCAGCGGGTCCGCCGGCCTGCGGGATCGGAGAGGGCGCAATTCGCCCCAAGGTGGGGCGCGCCGATCAGAATGGTGGAGGTGCCGCCGACGGGGCCGTGCCCGCACGTCTCGCGACGGATAACCTCTGGGCTTGTTTTGCCCGTCGGGTCAAGAGGATTCGCGCGCTACTGCGTCGGGTCCGCAGCCCATAGGTTCACCTTCACGCCCGAGGCCACGCCGCCGAACACGTTGAATTCGAGGAGCGCGGCCAGCGATAGGAGCGCCGCTGGCAGCAGGCGCGAGCGCTGAGCTTTCACCGTCACTGCCGTGTGCGTGTCCGTGCCGGACGCCGCGTCGTTGGTGAACGAGCGGCCCACGATCTGGACCACCACAGGCGAGCCGAGATCCTCGACCATGTACGTGATCGGCGGCAGCTTGCCGGCCGGGCACACGATCGGGCGAGCGAAGGTCCACAGGTACGTGCCATCGCCCAGCGTCGTCACCACCGTGCGCTGAACGCGCGCCGCGTGGGTGTGATCGGAACGGGCGAACTCGGACGACGTGCCGCCCTTCCCGTCGAGCGCGGTCGCGGGCGGCGTCGCATCGGACGCGACAGGGACCGCCCGGGCGATCGCCGCCGAGACCGCGCCCGCCGACATGCCGGTGCCGTAGCCGGGCATGGTCAGAAGCCGAAGCCGACGGTGATCTCGACGTCCGGCGCGCCGCCATCACCGAGCACGGCCGCAAACCGCTCGCCCTGCTGAAGGGTGCGGATCTCCACCGCACCGGCCGGCAGCGCCATCGACGTTGCGTCCGGCAGCGCCATCGCGGCCTTGTTGCCGAACTCGATCCGGGCCGGGACGGTGCCCCGGTTCCAGAGGCGCACCTGCGTTCCGGAGCCGTGCGGCAGGTTCGGGAGCGACGGCGCTGCGCCGGCGACGGTGTTCGCGCTCAGTCGGAGCGTGCTGAACGGCGTGGCGCGGAAGGGGTCGAGGTTCATCAGGGCTGGCCCATCATCTCGGGCGCGGGCAGACCCATCGCGCCGGGGTCAAAAGAAAAGGCGCCCGGAGGCGCCTCGATGAAGTCGGTGGGGAGTGCCGCGGGCGGCGGCTCGGGCTCCGGAGGAGGGGGCGGGGGTGGAGCCTCGACCGCGGACATCTCCTCCAGGATCATCGAGACCACTTCGGAGAGTTGCGCGACGGCAGCGCCGATCGCGTCGAGCCGCGGATCGGCGGCCGACACCGATTCCCTGCCCGGATTATGCACGTCGTCATGCATGGCGGGCTGCGTCCGCCCGGCCTCCAGGATGCGCGCCTGCGCGTCGATGCGCGCCTTCTCGATCTCGGCTTGGATCTTCAGCACGTCGGCCTCGAGCTTCTCGCGATCGACCGCGAGCTTCGCCATGTCGAGTTCCTGCCGACCCGCCTCGATCTGCTGCTGGCGCTCCTGCGCCTGCATGGCCGCCTGCTGCTCGGGCGAGGGCGGCATGGGCGGCGGCGGGGGCTCGCCGCTCTCCTGCGCCTCCTGCGCCTGGATCTGGGGCGGCAGCATGGTCCGGATGCGCTTGGCGATCTTATCCGCCATCGGCCAATCCTGCGCCTTGGCGAAGAGGTCGAGGACGACAGGTGCAAGCTGCGGCGCGGCCTGGATCAGCGTCACCATGCCGTCGAGCGCGGCCTCGCGCCGGGTCGTGTAGCTAGGCCCCATCTCCATGGCGACGTCGTAGGCGCCAACCGTGACGTCGTTCTTGATCTTGTCGAGCGGCTGGCCGTCGTCAGCGAGTCCGGCCACCTGGTTGATCTGGACGAGATCGACCTTGCCGTCCTCTCCCACAATCCGCAGCGTGCGAGCCGTGTCGTAGACGTGCGGAATCATCCCGCAGACGATCGCGCCCGTGTGCCGGATGCTGCGCGAGAAGTTCACGATGTAGACGAACGAGCCGACGTCGCCCTCGCGCTGGCGGGACTGGATCGCCTTGCCCGAAGTCTCGTTCGAGCGGGCACCGAGCGACGCGTCATAGACGCCCGTGACCGCCTTCATGTCCTCGGCTGCCTCGCGGGTCAGCTCGGCGAGGCCGGAAGAGGCGACAGGCGGCTGCGAGCGCTCCGGGCGTAATCCCGGCATTCCGGGTTGCGGGTTGTAGAGCAGGAACGGATGGTTCTCGGTGTTCGCAGTCGCCCAGAGATCCTCGTAGCCCTTGAACATCTCCACGGTGCCGACGAACGGCGCCTTGGGCTGGAGCGCCACTACCTCAGTCTGGGTCGAGCGGGCATAGTTGTAGGCGCGCTGCGCATCCTTCGCGAACCGGATCACGCCGCGACGGGCCCGGCGCTTGCCGATCGTCATCTCGACGCCGACCACCGGCACCACGGGGATGAAGCGGCCGGGGATCTCGGTCGGACCGTCGAGCACCGCGTTCGCGCTGATCACGTACCGCTCGACGCGGTGACCGGGGCGCTTCTCTACACGCACCCGGGCGCCCTGCACCTTGGCCGCCTCGATCAGCGCCAGTTTTTCAGCATGGTCGTCGGCCGCCTCATCGGTCAGGTCGAGGATCTCGCCGTCGGGCATCAGCGCCAGCGTCTTCTCGACGGGCGTCTTGGTGAAATACTCGGCGATGCGCACCATGTCGGCGCCCGCCCACTCGGCCATGCCGGCGCGCGTCAGGTCCGTGTCGCCGATCTCGGCCGCGGGGTGATCCGGATAGGTCTCCTCGTAGACGTCCCGGCTCATATCGACGGGCACGAAGCAGAACTTTGCATCCTCGCGGGTCGGAAGCACCGCATCCGGATCCCAGCGCACGCCGACGCCATCGGGCACGCCAACGATGCGGATCTCCTGCTCGAACGTCGTGTCGGAGCCGTACTCGGTGATGACCTTCCAGTGCCCGATTCCGGCACCGACCTGCTGGTCAGCAGCCGCGAAGTAGGCCGAAGGCGCGTCCGAGCGGTTCTCGACGTAACGCACCATGCCGGCGATGACGTCGGCGGTCTCAGGGTCGCCGCGGCTGTCGACTGGCACGACCTTGATGGCGGGACGCATCTGGCGAATGTCGCCCGTGATCTGGGCGATGGTGGTGGGAAGCCGGTTGAACTCCAGGCAGGGGCGGCCCTCGCGCATCTGCTTGGCCTCTTCCGTCCACTGCGCGCCCGGGGTCTCGAGGAAGTCGAGATCCTCGTAGGCGTCGGCGCGGTTCTGGCGATCGAACTCGTCGGCGCGGCGCCAGCGCTTTTTCGCAACGTCGAGCACCTTGTCGAGGGCATCGCCCTTCGCATCGGGCTCGGGCTTCGACGGCTTGCGCAGCCGGCCGAGCAGGGAATCGGTGAAGCGACCCATCGTTTTAGCCTGCCATCCAGCCGCCGCGGCGACGGCCGCTCGCACTGCCGATCTTCAGGGGCGCTTCCTCGATCACCGGCTCGGCGAACGTGAGCGCCACGGCATCCCATGTGTCGGGCGAGGGAATCCCCATCGACCGCATCTTTTCCTTCGACCAGAGCTGCACCTGGCCGCGGCTGTTGTGGCTGTAGCCGGTCGAGCAGGCGTCGGCCTGGATCTCGTCCTCGTCCGGGATATCGACGCCGGCCGGGTCCTCCAGCCAGTCGAGCGAATTCATCCAGATCTCGGCGCGGCGGTTCAGCGGGCCGGGCAGCTTCTCGCCCGTGGTCGGCGAGAACCGATCCGGCGCGATCGGAGCGCCGCCGAAGTTCACCGGAACGACGATGCCGCGGCCGGGCGTGCCGTAACCGCGCTCGACGAGGATATCGTAGACGCCGGCGCCGTAGCCGCCGGTCACGTCGATGAAGCACTTCGCGGGCTTGTCGCGATCGATCTCCACCGCGACGTGGTTCGCGCTCTCCGGGATCGACAGCCCGACCGGGCCGCCGGCCGACAGCAGCTTGCGGCCGCGGCGCTTGGCCAGCGCGTGCCGGTCGACGCCCTGGTGCGCGGGGTCGTAGCCGAACACCAGCGGGCCCGAGGCTTCCACCGTGCGCTTGCGGGCAGCCATCACCAGCTTGGCGCTGATGAGGCCGTTCGTATTCGCCATCTGGAAAGCCTCGGCCGCGGTCGCGGGGTATTCTTGGCGGAACAGGCTCTCGCCCAGGTCCGCGATCTTGAGCCGACGCCAGTACATCTGCGCGTCGTCGAGGCCGTGAGCCTCGGCGTAATCGACCTCAGACTCGTTCTGCTCGTCAGGGTCGGTGGAGAGCGTGAACCCCTCGGGCGGGGTCTTCCGGTATTCGTCCTGCCAGAACCACGGGACGAAGATCGCCTGATATTCGCTCTCGCCCCGCTCGGCCTTCCGCCACTGCTGATGGAAGTAGTTTCCGACCCCGTTGGCGGTACTTTCGAGGATAACCTCGGTCCCGGCCTCGTCCGCGATCGCTTGGAGGATGCCCGACGCGTGGCTGTGCGCGTGCGGCCAGAACCCGACCTCAGACCCGTGGAAGAGCTGCAGGGTGTTGCCGCGGCCGACCGCCTTCGATCCGGCCGTGCCGACCTTGTAACCGCTGTCGAGGCGGTCGAAGAGCAGTTCCTTCGCGTTCGCCGCGCCCGTCGAGGGCTTCACCAGCGCCGGGCAGTGCTCGTGATACCGCGACACCATCTCGAACAGCGCCGCGGTCGAATCGTCCTGGTGCGTCAGGATGAAGGTCCGGACGCCCTTCTTGTGGGTCGTGCGCCAGTAGAACCGGCCGCCGATGTACGTCGAGGCGCCCTGCTGCCGACCCTTCAGGATCAGGGCCCGCACCGAACCCGTCCGGAGAAGCTGCGCCTGCAGCCGCTCGTGGATGTAGATCTGTGCCTTGTTCAGCGTGAACGGGACGATCTTGCCCGACTTCGTCCTGATCCGAAGGCAGCGCGGGGCATAGTGCTCGAAGTCGTCCTTGAGCTTCTGCCGGACCGCGCGCTCGCGGTCACTCAAGGTCGTCGAGAGCATCCTCGTGGCTGCGGACTGCAACATTCGCGTCGATCCGCTGACGGTTGGTGTAGGCGTCGCCCATCTCCTTCGCGACCTGCACGAGGAGGTTCGCCACAAGCACCGCGTTGCCGCGCTTCTCGGCGGTCTCGATCATGCGGGAGAGGGTGCGGAGCCGAACGACCTTGTGCGAGACGCCGATCGCCGCCGTGTCGGTCAGGAAGGTGGTCCGCGTGGCCTCGAACAGCTCGCGGTAGTGCTGCGACAGGGACGAGCCTGCCCGCTTGCCCGGATCGTAGGCCTCGACCGACTGCCGAGTGATCTCGATGCCGAACTCTTCCTTGACCGCCTTCGCCACGTCGGAGGGCGTCTCGAACATCGCAAGTTGTTGGACGACGAAGGTTTTCGCCTCGTCCGTGAGCGTCTGCTGAGCCATGGCCGCCGTCAGGGTTTCGTCAGGCCACGCCCACAGGTCCCGCAGGCGCCCGCGATGTCAGCCTCGCAGATGATCGGAGCCCGACCGGCCGCCTCGACGAGGGCGCGCGTCCGGCCCGCACCGTTGCCGGCGCCGTACCGCTCGACGATGCCGACGAACTCCTCGACATCATGGCCGCGGATGCCGAACACCGGCCGGCCCGTCGTCTTGCTGAAGCGCGGCGCGCCCCAGGCATCCTTCTTCTGGCCCGCGTGCAGCAGCTCGTGCTCGACCAGCGCGCAGAACGCGGCGTCGGAGCACTCGTCGGCATAGCCAGCGTCGAAGGTGAGCAGGAAGTCCGGGATCTCGCCGAACCAGCCGCCGATCTGTTGTGCCCACCGGGCCTTGGCCCAGCGGTTGCCGATGAAGGTGGCCTCCTCGCACATCCCGACGACGGCGTTGCCCTGCCGCTCATTCGGGAGCGCACACCAGAGGACGCCGAGGCGCGCATCACGCAGGTGCAGGTGCTCCTCGTTGAGGAGCGGGGCGTCCTCGTCGATGAAGGTCGCCCGCATCCAGGCTTCCAGATCGTGCGCCGGCTCGACGGGGTACGCGGTCAGCGCGCCCTCTTGGCCAAGCAGCCGCTCCGGAGGCCGCGGGCGGGTCAGCATCAGCCCTTCCGCCGCTCACAAACGATCTTGTGCCGCTCACCTGGCGCCAGGCCAAGATGTGTCGCCAGCATCATCCCGACCTTCGGGCAATCGAATTGCCCGGCGGGCTGCACCAGCATGTCGGTCGCGTTCTCGCGTGAGCAGGCGGGCGCCTCGACGCCGGCCGGACAGGAGAGGGCGATGGCGAGGAAGCCATCGGCGGCGATCGACGGGCGCGGGGCCGCCAGCAGCACGGCGAACGGCACCAGCGTGAAGGCGAGGGCGGCGCGGATCATGAGAGCGCGGCCTCGTCGGTCTCGGGCGAATGGCCAGCCTGCCGACGCACCATGATGGAGCGCAGCACAATCAGCGCCTCGGGGAGCTCGAACCACGCGCCGTCGCGCAGCGCCCGCTTGAGCAGGCGCTCCGCTTCCTCTGATGCCTGCCGGTAGCTCATGCCGGCGAACCGGCGGTGCGGATTGTCCGTGCACATCAGTGCCTCGTCTCCGACAGCGGGAACACGAAGACGGGAGCCGGCCGAGCCGGACGCCGACCGACGGCAGCCACGGCGACGCCGGCCAGGACGAGGAGGGCGACGAGGCGGGGCATCAGCGCCCGCACCCGTTGCTGAGCACGCGGCCGGCGCGGATCACGCGCGGCGCATCGGCGGTGCGCTGGGTCGGCGCGGGCGCCAGGAGGCGGCGCAGAAGGGTGATGTACTTCACAGCCGGAACCTCGACATGACAGCCCGGCGCACCTCCGCCGCATCGGCGGCGACGTCGTCGGCGGGGGTGGTGACGAGCACGGGCGTTGCCGCCGGGAGCCCGCAGTCCTTCATCAGGGCACGGACCCGATCGACCTCGCGCCGGATGGCGCCGGGATCGCGCCGATGCGCGCCGTAGGCCGAGGCCGCGGGGTCAAGGCGACCGAGGCAGACCGCCTCGTCGTAGGAGGAGGCGGAGCGGGCAGTCATAGGAACTTGCGTCCAGCGTGATCGTCGAAGGCGCGGGCGCGCCGGTCGTATTTCTGCAGCGTCGTCACCGCGGTGTGCCGGGTGACGTGCATGACCTTGAGGACGTCGGCCCCGGCAGCGAGCGCTGAGGTGACGAAGCCGGCGCGCAGCGAGTGGCCCGAGAACAGCGAGGCATCGAGCCCGGCCGCGCCGACATGGCGCTTCACGATGTCCGCCACCGAGCGATCGGTGAGCCGGTCGGAGCCGACCCGCCCGCCCTTGTTGATGGGGCGGAACACCGGGCCGGCCGTGATCTTTGCCGCCGCGAGCCACGCGTCGAGGGCATCGCAGGGCTTGAGCTTGCCGCCGCGCGGAACCGCGATCTCCTGGCCCTGGCCATCCTGGTCCGTCTTCGAGCGGCGGACGTGGACGATGATGCCGTCCGGCACCCGCTCCAGGTCGGCGACATCGAGCGCCACGAGCTCGGAGCGCCGGAGCGCCGCGGCGAAGCCGATCAGCAGCAGCGCCCGGTCCCGCGCGCCGGACAGGTCGTCCGGGATTTTGCGCAGCGCCTTCTTCAGGGTCTCGGCCGTGACCGGCGCCTTGCGGGTCTGGCGGGTGCCGAGCGTCCGGCGGACGCCGCGCTGCGTGGCCTTCACCGCCTCTGAGGTGGTCGGGACATCGAAGCCGGCCGCCCGGTGCACCGCGGCGATCGCGGCGACGTGCAGATTGATGGTCGCCGGCTTCCGGCCGGTGTCCGCGAGGTGGGCGACGTAGGCCGCGACCGCGTGCGGCTCGGCCGGCACCGGGTTGGCCCCGACGCTCCGGCACCAGGTTACGAACATCCCGAAGGCGGAGGCGTAGGCCTTGCGGGTCCGATCCGATCGCGCCTCCGCCGCGTAGGCTTTGGCGCGGTCGAGCGACATGATCTCCGCCGGTGCGGCGGGCACCGGCAGGAGGGTCATGCGATTGAAACCAGAATGTTTTCGCCGGTTCGCTGTGTTGGTGCGATCGGCCGGAAATCACTTCCGACAACAAAAGTTAGCGGAAGCGGAGTGGAGAGCGGATCAGCCCGCCTTCCGGCCCCGCGGCATCCGTAACTCGACGCTGAACGAGCGACCGCCATAGGTGCGCCGGCCGGTGCCGAAGGACAGCATTTCGGGGATGCCGACCTGCCGCCGACCCTTGCTCACCAGGGCGAGGATCCGCTTGCAGTGCGCGTCCTTCGCCTCGAGGTACTCGGCCTGATCGCGGAAGCGCCGACGGCAGAAGGCTCGGGCCTCCTGCTCGATCGCCGTGAGTGTGGCGTGCGCGCTCATCGGGGGCCGATCATGGCACAAGGGTCCGCCCGCGTCTGCCGTGGCAACGCTTTGATCGGTGGGCGGTTCGCGATGTGATGGAGGGGAGCGGATGCGAAAACGCCCGGCGGCGGTGAGGCCCCGGGCGCGCGTCTCGCGACAATGACCAGATGCAAGGTTTTGCCCGACGGGTCAAGTCGATCGCTGACACGCCATCATGAGGCGCCTGCCTAACAAGGTTATGCGGATTGTGAAGGGAACAAGCTCGCCATCAGGGTGAAATTTGAAAGTATCAATGTCTGTAGAAAAAACAGTTTGCACAAGAGACAAGCTCTCAAGATGCTCAAAATACAGCTCAGACTCACCCCACCGTTCAACAGTGTCTGGGAGATCGGTTCTATGTGTGTGTCCGGGGTAGCTACGGCTGTCGAGATACAGCCCGGTAATAGGCTCATCGACCAAATGCTTCAATATCCTGGCCTCGTCAGACGACAGATTGCGAATTAAGGCAGGAAACGCGGGGTGAACTAAGTTGACCTTGTCTCTATCCATAGACGAACTGAGCAGGTTTTGAAATAACTCAGAGATGGGCGTTTCATCCACCTCATAGCGAATTCCTTCTAAAATAGGTCCAAGCAACTGCGGCACCGGCAGAACCCGTCGCTCTTCAGGTATAGGCTTCTTGGCTCGCTCTATGAACGATCTAAAGCGATCTTGTTGAACGGCCAGCCATTGAATTGGAAAGCCAACAAGGCGAACACACTTCACGACATCTTCGAACGTAGCCCCAACCTGCCGCATGGCAGGCGAGGCAGCATCTTCGTATGTCTGCTTAACTGGAACCTGTTTCCCGATCTCAGTGGCAATCGCGATCGCCATCTCATGTTCAGTCGTCATGAGCCCCTCCCGGAGGCTCATGCTTACACGCCGACGCTTCCCCCGAAAGAAGCTCTCAAACACCGTCCACTCTTATGCCGGCTCCCGCGTCCCCCGGATGTGCTGCCCGTCCGCCCCGGTTGCGGTGTGCTGCTCCTCTGTCAGGGACTCCAGCAGCCAGCGGAACCGCTTCGCGACGTCGGTGGCCGCCCGCTCTCCCGAGCCCCGGCCGGTGCGAGCGGCATAGGCGGCGAAGGTCTGGCCCTCGGCGAGGATGGCGCGGAGGAAGCGGACGCCCACGCCGCCGATCGCCTGCTCCAGCCGGGCCGTGAACTTGCGGACCCGCTCGGCGTCGTCGATGGCGTAGATGATCGCCAGCTCGTGCGCGATGGTCTGATCCCGCGAGCCGCCAGCATTCCAGCCGCCGGAGCCGAGGCGGGCACCGGAGCCGCGCTCGAACACCGCCTGGACCATGCGGCCGACCTCGAACTCGGCGCGCTCGATGCGCTTGGCTGCAAGCTCCTGCGCGAGGACATCGACGCGGCGGTTGACCGCGACATCGCGGTACGCGCCCGGCTCGAACGGGTCGGGGACGTTGGCGCGGCCGACGATGATCTCGCGATCGCTGGCGAGGCGGGGCAGGGGGCGACGCGAGGAGGCCGCGCGGCGGCGCTTCTTGGCGGCGGAGATTGAGATAGACGAAGCGGCGACAGACACGAGCCTGACCTCGGGTAGAGCGCGACCGTTCTGGGCGCTCGGCAAGATCATGGGTCGATTGTCCGCTTCCTCACAGTCAAGAGGAATAATTGCGGCGCGTCACTGCTTCAGGTGGTGTTCTTGGCCGCTGCGATTTTCTCGCAGGCCTTGATGCGGCGACGGTCGAAGGTGGCGCGCGACCATCGGGTGCGCCGGCAGAACTCGGCGATCGATCCGCCGACCTCGCCGTGCGTGGCCATGGCGCGGGCCCAGAGGAGCACGACCTGGCGATCCTCGCTCTTGTCGCCGAGCACGGTGCCGGAGAAGGCCACGATGTCGAAGGTCGCATCCGGTACGTCGCCGGCCGCCGCCTGGAGCGTGTTGCCGCGCGGGGCATAGATCGGCGTCGAGGGCATCGCGCGGAAGGCCGCCTTCAGCCACAGTTCGACGTCTGCGCGGGTCCACGGGACGGCGGGGCGCGGGGGCGGGTCAGGTCCTTCCGGCAAAGCAAGCATCAAGCTCCGGGCGCATCCCTCAGTCCGGCGCCCGCGTCACGCACGCCCAGAGCACGACACGGCCGCGGCGGAGCGTCTGCTCCCTCCGCCCGGCCGCCTCGCAGACCTGCATCGACGAGAACGACTCGGCCGTCACCGAATGGTCGGCGGCGGGCGTGGCGCCGGACAGGAACAGGATCAGGACGACGGACACGGGGGGCTCAGTCCGTGACCGAGTCGGCCTGCGGCTCCGCCACCGGCGCCCGCTTCTTGCGCCAGGGCGCATCCGCCTCCCAATCGCCGGCCATGATGCTGCCGTAGGGCTCGACGGTATCAACCACCTCGGCGAGATCGTACTTCGCGATTTGAGCCCGAACCGCTGCGGCGTTCTTGTAGGCGCCCGGTAGCTCGGAGAGATCGGGGCGGCCGCAGTAGAAGCGCGCGTCGATGCCCTCCGGCCACGCCGGGGTGTTCGCCTTGAGGTAAGCCGTCCGGCTCAGGTTTCGGCCAGCACCGTGCGGCGCGAAGCCGAGCGTCTCCCACCGATCGCAGTGCTCTGTGATCAGGATGGGCTCGGCCATGTTCAGCGGGATCAGCGTCAGCCCGGCATCATCGGGCGAGAAGCCCGCCCAGGACGGGGTCGCCCCCTTGCCGTGGTAGAAGAGACCATCCGCGCGCTGGAAGACGAAGTTGTGCTCGTTCCAGAAGCGTCGATTGATCCGGGCTCCAAGTCGTGCCACCGCGAGATCGTGGATCGCGTAGTGGCTCTCGCGGGTCCAGAGTCGCACCACCTGAAGCGCGTTCCAGTAAACCTCTCCCTCGGTGCTGTCGGCCTTGATCCAGGCGTTGTGCCGCGGCACCTCGGGCGCGACCTTCGCCGTGTGACGCTGCGCGAGCGCCATGCCCTTCTTGTAGAGCTGTGCTCCGAACCCGCGCGAGCCATGGTGCGTGACGATCGCCACAGCGCCAGAGGAGCCGAGCCGCCCGACATAGGCGAAGTGATTGCCGTCGCCTTGGCTGGCAAAATCGCCCGCAGCCTTGCCCGATAGATCAGCGAGCAGCGGGTTCGCGCCCAAGGCGAGCGCCACAGGCCCCGGCATCGCGACCGGATCGCGCCGGCCGCCGGGGCCGAAATGCGTCACCGCATGGACCGCATCGAGCACCGCCTTCGGATCGTGCTCGCCCGACAGGACAGTGATCGCCACAGAGCAGCAGATATCCGCCGAATGGAAACCGGGATGGATCGCGTCCGCGCAGGCGACAGCGCCGCCGACCGGGATGGTGCCCGGCGCCGATCCTGAGGGGCAGGCGTCGGGCATCACGGCACCGGCCTGGATCGTCGGCACCTTCATCAAATCGTTCATGTGCCGCAGCACGGCGTCATAGTTCGCCATCTCCTCGGGCGTCTCTGGGTCGAGAAACACCCTGTAGAGCAGCGGAGAGGCGCGCATCGAGGTCACGGTAGGCGCAAGCGCTTGGACGGTCGCGATGATCGCCGAGTCCTCGGCCCCGTCGGCGCGCATGCTGTTGGCCGTCCGGATCGCCTCCGAGAAGTGCGGGCCGGGCTTGAGCCCCCAGCCGATGAGCGTCTGCCCGGTGATGTCGCCGGCTTGGGTGTTGGCCACGGTGCTCTCCTCACTTCCCGAACAGCCAGATCGGCACGCAATCCGGCGAGATGAACGCGGGCCGTCGATCCACGACCGGCGAACCGTTCAGCCGGTCGAGGTGGATCTCGCGCTCGCACAGGGCGATGCAGCGCCGCGGGTAGATGGTGACCAGCGCGCCCGTGCAGTCGGACCGCGCGGCCCCGGCGAGCCGATGGACACCGAACAGCGCCTCAGTGCTCCAGCCGAGATCCGCCGCGGCCGGGCCCCACTCGTCGACGAATAGGAGCATCGCCTTCCGGACGGTCCGCCAGATGCCTTCTCGCCCGCTCGGGCCCGGCTCGCGCCAGATCATGCCGGGGCAGGGGATGCGATCGTCCGGCAGGCTCAGCACGCCGGCCCGCCAGGAGGCGACGAGGCGGGCGGAATCGGTGAGGGCGAGGGCGGCGTTCACGTCACCTGCTCCCGTTGCGCCGCCGCCTTGGCATCGAGCCGCGCGGCGAGTTGCGCGAGCGACCCGACGGCGACCTCGCGGAACTTGGCGCCGTGCTCGTGCAGCACGTCCTCGCGGGCGGCTGCGACGGCTTCCGGCGACGGGCGAGGGCGCCCAGGCCCGGTCTCGCCTCCCCGGTTCAGCCAGGACGCCGCAGCCGCCGCGACCTTCTCCCGGTCCTCGTCGGTCGGCGGGTCGTAGACCTCCGCCCCGAGGATCTGCCGGATGTGGACGAGCTTTGCCCGGAGCGGGATCAGTCCCTCGCGAACCTCGGCGGCGAACTCGGCCGGCGATGGGCGCCAGCGGCGCACCCACGGCAGCAGCGTGGTCCCGTCCCGGAACCGCCCGGCTGCTGCGTGGATGCCGGCGAGCGGGAGATCCTTCAGCGCCTCGATGTACTCGGCGATCAGGACCTCGTTCTCGTCATCACCGCGCCCGCGGCCCTGCTCGAATCCAATCAGGATCCGGGTCACGAGCGCGTCGACCGATCGCCGGTCCCGACAAGGCTGGAGCTCAGCCCTCACCCGCTCGGCGACGGCGGACAGCGCTCGACGCTCGGCTGTCGTGGCCTCCGAACCCCGCGGCACGCAGAAGCGCATCGGCTGGCCGTCCACCGGAGCCAGATTGCCACGCAAGGCCGAGATGTTCGCCTCGGCCCGGCTCACCTCGGCCGGGCTCAGCGTCAGGGGAGTTCGCGTCGACGGCAGGCGGCTCGACATCGTAGGGGCTTTCCAGGGATTGCTCGTAGAGGCGCTTCAATCGGCCAGCGAGACCAGTGGGAGCGGGGAGCGCGCCCCGGTGCGGGGCGGGGAGCAGAGGGCGGCTCGGCCGGTATCGGCGGCACCATTTCCGCCAGGAGACGCGCCAGTCGTGCGAGAGGAAGTTCCGCTCGTGGTTCCAGTCCCGGAACTGCTCGGCCTCGTGCGGCACGGCTTCCGGGGGCACGCCGGCAGCAGCCGCGATTGCCTCGTCCTCTGCGTCAGGGGACCAGTTGCGAGGCAGCGCGGTCGCGCGCGTCCGAGGGAGAGATTCTTCTTCTAAGTCTTCTTCTCTATCTGCGAACGGGCGTTCAACGTCCGTTGGCTCGTTTCGTTGATTTTGCTGCGGTTTTTCGGACGATTTAGCCGCGGCTAATTTCGCGCGCGTTTTTCTTTTCTGTCGCTCCGTGCCGCTGATGCGGCCGGCAGCGGCGGCGTCGAAGCTGCGCGCACGCTGAAATTCCAGCTCCTCGTGGGTCGAGGTGCTGTCGATCCGGCTGTCGCCCGTAAGGGTGATCTTGCCGGCCTCGGCGAGGCTCTCGATCGCGGCGCCAGCACGCCGCTCGGTGAGGCCGGTGCGGCGGGCGAGCGTGCGCGCGGTGTCCGTAATCGGGCCGCCGGTCTCGTAGATCCGGAGCAGCACCGTCACGTAGATCAGCCCCTCATCGGGCTGGAGGCCGGACAGGGCGCCGAGCAGGGCGCTCGGGCCGCAACGGAACCAGGGGAGGCGTTCTGAGGCCATGGCGGCTACTCCGCAGCGACGGCGAGCGGAGCGGGCGCGCCGATGATCTCGGCCGCAGGGCCGATCCGGCGCGCGGACATCGCCGCGTATTCGGGGTTCAGTTCGATCAGCGTCGCGTCGAGGCCGAGCCCGTCCGCGACGAGCCCGACGGTGCCGGCGCCGCCGAAGGGGTCGAGCACCCTGCCGGCGACCGGCGGGGTGAAGCGGCACAGGCCCTCGCACTTCGGATGCGGGAGCGCGTGCCCGCACAGCCCGCAGGCCTGCGCCGGGACGCCAGCCTTGATGCACCGCTCGGCCAAGGCCGGCGGGAACGTAGCGAAGTGAGCCTCGCGGTAGGCGCGGGGCGTGATGCTCCAGACGTTCCGGGCGTTTCGGGTCTCGCCCTCCCACGGGATGCCGTAGCCCTGATGGGAGTTGCGGCCAGAGAACCCGCCGTGCTGCTCACGCAGCTTCCGCTCCTTGTTGCCGGAGCGCGAGCGCGGCACACGATCGACATTCTCGCGCGAGTTCGGCCCAGGCCGCTTAACCCGGTTGCGTCCGCGGTCCGGCTGATCCGGGTCGAGCTTGTCGAGGCGGCCCCAGCCGACGCCCGTGTCGGTACCGCGCGCGGCAGCAGCGACGTGGCGGCCGGCGCTCACCGGCTCCCGGATGGCCTCGTGGTTGTAAAAGTAGTCCTCGCTCTTCGTGAGGAGCCAGACCTTCTCGTGCGCCGAGGTCGGCCGGTCATAGACCGACTCGGGCATAGGGTTCGGCTTGTGCCAGATGATCTCCGAGCGGACCCACCACCCGTCATCCTGAAGGGCGATCGCCAGCCGGTTCGGGATCATGCAGAGGTCCTTCGGCTTCAAGAAACCGCCCGGCCTGATCGTCCGCCCGCTGTCGGGTCGATACTGCTCCTTGGCGCCCGCCCTCTGCGGACCCCGCGCGTCCGGCTGCAAGATCGGCCCGACCGTCGAGAACGGCTTGTCCCGGAAGGTCCGGTCGTCGCCCACCACATCGGCAGCGGCGCGTCCGTTTGGCGTTGCGGCGTAGCAATCGCCGTAGTTCAGCCAGAGGGTGCCGCGCGGCTTCAGCACGCGCCGAACCTCGCGGAACACCTCCACCATCACAGCCAGGTGCTCGCCCAGCGTTCGCTCGAGCCCGATCTGGCCAGCGACGCCGTAGTCCCGGAGGCCCCAATAGGGCGGGCTCGTCACCACGCAGTCGAAGAAGGCATCCGGCAGGGCGCGGAGCTGCTCGCGCACGTCGCCAATGAGGATGCGGACCGTCATGCCCGCCCCCGTGCCATCGCGACGAGGGGCGCCCGCGCGGCCGCCTGCTCGAAGAGGTTGATGCCGGCGCGCTCGCACAGGTCGTTCGCCGCGCGGGCGTCGCCGTCGGCAGACAGGGCGATGACGAGCCCGGCGCCGGCAATGAGGCAGCCGAGGAGGTCCTGCAGACCGGCCGGGTGCTGGGCGGCGTCTGCGATCTTGGCGACGATCAGGTCGTCGAGGTCGAGGAGCGTGCTCATGCCGCCAGCCTCCCGGCCTGCGGGCGGACGATGCGCCACCGCTCCAGCACCGCGATCGGCTCATCCCGGCCGCGCGTCAGCACGCACGGGACGCCGAGGCGCTCGCAGCGCTCCCGGAAGGTCACCTGCGCATCGCTCTCGACGCCGCGCGCGGTCTTCAGTTCGATGAAGCCGACACGGACGAGGCCGCCCAGCACCAGGAGGTCGGACAGTCCGGCGGTCAGGCCAGCTTGCCCGAGAGCGCCCGCGTTCGGGATCGCGGCGACGAGCGTGTCCGGCAGGCCGAGCGTCTTCCAATGCTCGATGACCGCGGACTGAATGGCGGATTCGCGGAGGACAGGACGGCGGGCCATGGCTCAGCCCCGCGCCGCGATCGCGTCTTCGATATCGACCTGCGCGCCATCCGCGCGCATCTGCTTCGCGGCCTCGCGCATGACGGTGCTCGCGCTGGCGCCGATGGTGACGGTGACGCCTTCCATGCCCGCGAAGGCCCGCGTCACCTTCTCCCCGACCTGCTGGCGCAGACTCCGCTCGCTGCCGCCGCGGTTCCGGGTCGTCTCCCGCTCGATCGCGGCCTGCCCGAGCGGCGTGTCCGCCAGCATGCCGAGCGCCTGCATGTAGAGTTCGAGGATCGCCTCCTCTTCCATGCGCTCGTCGTAATCGCGCTTGCGCAGGCCGATGATCTTGCGAATGACCTTCGTGTCGAAGCCGTTCGCCTTGGCCTCCGCGTAGACGTCCTTGATGTCGCCCGCGATGCCGGCCTTCTCATCTTCGAGCCGTTCAATACGCTCGACGATGGATTTCAGTTGATCTGCTGCGACCGAAGACGGATCGACTTGCGGCGCAGGCGCATTTCTGGCACTCATTTGTCTCACCTTGATCTCGGACATTGCAGCCGCCCGGCACCCGCTCCCCAGCAGGCCGGGCGGTTCGCGTTTCAGGGGTGCGGACGCCCGCCGCAGCGGGGATCGCGGTCGCCGGTCGTCGGGCGCATGGGATCGCCGCCGAGGGGCGGACGACGCGGCACGCGGGGCTCATCGACCGCCGGCAGGTCCGCAGCGGGCAGGGGCGTTGAGGGGCCAGCCCGCAGCCGCTCATCGGCCTGGGCGAGGGCAATCAGCACGTAGCGCCGGCCCTGGACGAGGCTCCTCGCCGTCGGCGAAGCGTCGTCCCGCAGAAGGCCATTCCGGCGCACGATCTCGTCGCGCACCGTGTTGAGCACATCCGCGAGGCCGGCATCGGACAGATCGGCGAGGGCGCTCATCGTTAGGCGACCTGCACCGCGTCGTCCTGACCACGCGCGGCAGCCGCCTCGTCGGCGAGCCGCTCGCGGAGCAGGTAGCCCTCGAAGGCCCAGATCTTCTCGCGGGCATTCTTCCGCGCGATTTCCCGGCCGATTTCCGGGTCGAAATTCGCCGGGCTGGCCGCGGCGCTCTCGCCGGTGACGTTGAAGCCGTTGCGTAGGGTCAGCGCGCAGACCGTCAGCGTCGTGCCGGGGAAGACGTGGTAGGCCTCGCCCACGATGCAGGCGTCGATCAGTTCGGGCGTCAGGCGCGGGGCATTCAGGCCCTTCGCCTGCAGCGTCGCTTCCAGCTTGGTCTCGTCAGTCGACATGGTGGCTCCTCAAGGAAGCCGGGCAGCCCGATGCCACCCGGAGGGGGCAGGTCAGGCGGCGGGAACGACCATCCAGTCGTCGGCGAGCATGTCCGTCTGCGACGCGAGCCAGCCCATCAGGATCTCGCCCGAGGCCGTCTTCATCGTGATGCAGGGGAGGACCGTCGCGCTGCCGCCGTTCTCGCGGGCGAACGCCTCGTTGTGCGGCGACCAGAACTTGTCGGCATCGACCCGGCGACCGCCGATCACGCCGCTCAGCGCGAGCCACATGCCCTTGCCGTTCCAGCCTTCGCGGGCGACGCGGTGCCCCGCCTTCAGCGCGGCCAGAGCCTCGCCGAAGGACATCGCCGAGGACTTCGAGACCGGCGCATAGCCCGCCTCGAACACCGCGCGCGGCGAGTGCGAGAGGTAGCCGTGCGGCTCCTCTGCCGTCGGCTCGTAGCGCACCAGCATGTCGCCTTCGGTCACGGCGTCAGGGCGGCGCAGGAAGCCGGGCGGAACCGGAACGACGAGGTAGCCGTGCTCCGGATGGTTCACGCCGACCTTGCCCGAGCCGTCGGACGCGAACTCGGCCGCCGCGATCGGATAGGCCTCCACGCGCTTGTGGCTGACGTGGGTCGGGTTGAAGGGGGACATGCTCGGCTCCTCTGGGGAAGCCGGGCGGCATCAGCGCCGCCCGGGAAGGGTGGCGTCAGCCGATGCGGCGCTCGATGCGGGAGAGCGCGTTGCGGATGCGGACGATTGGGTCGCGAACGGCCTCGGCACGTTCGTTGAGGGCATCCGTCAGGCTGTCGACATCCCGACGCCCCTTGGTCGCCCCATCCATCGCAGGAACGACACCGGCGAGATGGCTCGCGAGACGCTCGGCGTACTCCGCCGTGCCGTTCGCCAGTTCTCCGATATCGGTCAGGGTCGCCAGCGCACCGCCGAGCGTCGGTGCCGGGGCTGCCGGAGCCGCGCCTTGCGAGCCCTCAATGAAGCTCCCCTTCGCCTCCGTCACGTACCGTTCCATCGTTCTCTCCTCTCGCTCAGCGGCTACGGCCGCGGCTCCATCGCCCCGAACAGGGGCAGCTCGGTCAGATCACCCGCGGCCGCCTTGCGGAGGCGAGGCGCCGGAGATGGCGCCAGGGCAGGTGACGGTGCGGTCGCGACTCGCTGACTGAGCGCAGGCGCTTCCGCAGCCGACGGCGCTCCGCCCAGGCGCGCAGACGCCGGACGATCTCCATGAAGAGTCGCATCGAGTTCCCTCCGGAGATTTTGGTTTTCGGCCTCGATGGCGTCGGTGCCGTCGGCGATGTGCTTGCAGAGCCGCTCGTAGGCAGCGCGGATGTTCAGTGCGTCGTGCAGCCCGACCGTCACGTCCGGGGCGCGTCCGAGCACCTTCCGGATCCATGTCGGCGAGCGCCCCAGCTTCGAGCCGAGAGACTCGTAGGCGCGCATCCGCGAGCCGAGCGTCCGCTCTTTCACAGCGATGATCGAAGCGAGATCCGGGCGGATCTGCTCCAGTGCTTGGTCGGCCGTCATCATTGCGCGGCCCATCCCCGACTTTGACCGCATTCGGTCAGCCCTCCGTGCTTCAAGAAGATCGAAGCAACGGAGCGCGTCAGATGCGGGAGGTGAGAGGAAGACGCAGATACACAGACAGGTGCGCGACGGCCGACAGCTTGGCGGCGGAGGCAGGCGCGCGAGTAGGATTGGCCCGAGAAAAGGGCCGCCCCCGTTGGAGCGGGAGCGGCCAAGTCCTTGGGAGAAACACCCGCGAGAGGCGTGTCGGCCGCGGGGAAGCGGCGGACCACGAGCGCGCCGCGGGAACGGCGCGAATGGGGGACGGGTCCGCCGACGTCCGAAACAGTGACGACGGACCCGACCGGCCGGCGAAATCCGGCGCGGTTCGAAGGGAGAGCGCGGCGGGGACCGGGGGGCATCGGCGCACCCACCGCGCACGGGAGGCCGAGGCCGCCCGATCTGGAAAAGGGGAGGGCGGCGCTCATGGCAGCCACCAAGCGAGCCAGCACAAGGCGCCTGCCGCCGCATCGACCACGCCGACAGCGAGCGCCGAGGGCGACCCGCGCAGTGCAGCGCGAGCGAAGCCGGCGACAGCGCAGACGCCGAGGGTGAGGGCAGCGAGCGCGGCCACGTCAGGCGCGCTCCACGACGAGCGATCTACCCCGCACGCGCAGGGCGGAAGACCGAAGAGCGCGGCCGCCGCGGGAGAAGCACCGAGCGAGCCCGGCTATCATCGCCCGAGCGCGATGGACGGAGACGACCGTGCGTCCCGAGGACTTCGACGACATCATCGCCGAGCAGGCCGCGCAGCAGCAGGTGCTGCTGATGGCGCTCCGGCGCATCGCCGCGCTCACCAGGGAGAGCGGGAGGAACCCGGCCGACGTGCGCGCTTGGTGGAAAGAGGACGGGCACGCGGCGATGGACGAGGCGACGTTCCTCGTCGCGCCCGGCCACGACCGCATCGTCCGGAGCAAGGCGAAGGCGCGGCTCGACGAGATCATCGAGATTGGCCTTCGGTAGCGAAGGCGGCCGAGCCGTGTGCAGATAGGCACCGCAGCGGCTTCGCGCGCTCATCCTCGGCTGCGTCCGGGGATGAAGGATCGGCGCCTCGTGTCTGGGGCGCCGACGCGATCAATTCAGTGGCGGTGACCTTGCCGGCCGTGCCCGCCACGATCTTGCGGATGGTGGCGCCGCGCGGATCGCGCTCGCCCCGGATGATCCGGTGAATGGTGGATGGCGGCACGCCGATCTCGCCCGCGAACGCGGTCGGAGTGATCTGGCGCTCGGCCAAGTAGGCAGGAAGGTCCATAGCCCATGAATTCGCCAATTGGCGAAGTTTGTCAACGGGGATCTCGCCATATGGCTCTGGTCGCTGTTTATGCGCCCGAGCAATTTCGCCTCATGGCAATGCCCGAGCTGAAACGCCGTCGGAAAGAGAAGAAGCTGACGCTGGAAGCCCTGGCGCAGGTGGTCGGCGTTTCGCTGTCCCAGGTTCAGCGGTTCGAGACGGGCGAGAGAGAGCCGAAGCGGAGCGAGCTCGAGGCCCTGGCGCAGGCGCTTGATTGCACCATCCCCGAGCTGCTGGGCGAGGAGCCGTCAGGCACGACCCAGCCGCCGCAGCGGGGAAACCTGCTCCCGGTCCCATTGATCGGCCGGACGGCTGCCGGCATCTTCCGCGAGGTGATCGAGTTCGACGACGGTGAGCCGGAATATGTCTTCGAGCCGGAAGACGAGGACTTCCCGAAGGCCAAGCGCTTCGCCCTGACGGTCGAAGGCGACAGCATGAACGCGGCCGAGCCGCCGATGCCGGATGGATCGCGCGTCATCTGCCTGGACTTCGAGCAGACCGGCCTCCCCTTCATCGAGGGGATGATCGTCGTCGTTCAGCAGATCCGCGAAGGCGGCCACCTGCGGGAATGGTCGGTCAAGCAGATCGAGCTACACGACGACGAGGTTTGGTTCTGCCCCCGCTCGACTAACAGTAAGCACAAGCCAATAAAAGTCGTCAATGACCCTGATGATGAGCGCTGGAATAAGCTCGAAGTCATCGGTCTCGTGCGCGATGTCTCGACGAAAGTTCGAGTGCCGAAGTTCCGCGCCGGTAAGTAACTTAGTTTCCGCCTTATCCCCGGTTTTCACAGGGGGACAGCCGCTCTTCCCATGCAAATGACATGGACGACTCGACTTTCGATCTAGAACATAAGCGGAACACACACCGGGAGGGAGATGCGCGTGTTCGATGAGGTGTCCACGATCCGAGCCCGCTTCACGATGAGGTTGCGCTGTCACAACTGCAAGCACATCACGACGCGGACCATCGAGTCGCCGGACTTGGAGGACGCGCCCTGTAGCGTCGAGGAGCTACTCGAAAGCGCCTGGCTCCAGCGCCAGAGCTTTGCCTGCGGCGAGTGCGAGAACCCGATCGCGACGCTGATCAGCGTGAAGCAGGAGGAAGTCGCCTAGCACCGGCACGCCCGCCAGCAAAATTCGCCAACTGGCGAAAAATGGCTTGACGCTGTTTTCGCCAATTGGCAAACTTACTCCATCGCCGCTCACCGAGCCGATGGAGCCGCAAGGTGCCCGCCTACCCCACCAACGACGGATACTGGATCACGATGCTCGACGGCTTCTACGCCGTCGCTTCGGCCCGCGGCATCGAGCCCGGCTACGAGAGCATCGAGACCTATGGTGACGCGCTCGACCACATCGCCGACCTGAAGCACCGCGACCTGATCGCGGCCCAGGAGGAGAGCGCCGCGCTCGCCGACTTCGAGGCGCAGTTCATGGCGGAGGCGGCGTAGCCATGGCCTTCACCGCCAACCTTCTGCCGTTCGTCGGCATCCTCGCAATCGGCGCGCTGTTCGCCGTCGGCCACCACCGGTTCGGGAGGGGCTGATGGCCGACATTCTGCTCTCCATGCCTGCGTGGCAGGTGAAGGTGCTGTCCGCCTTGGTGCCGGGTGTCGGCACGCTCGCGGTGGTCTGGCTGGTCCTCGACGCCGGTCGGTTCGTCCGCCTCGCGATCACGGGGCGGCTGTGATGGTGAGGCGGCACTCCCACTTCGTCACCGATCCGCGCGACCCCGAGGGGATCGCCGATCTGTGCGCCCACTTCGACGTCACGTCGTTCGGGCTGGAGCCCCACGGCTACGGCGAGCACTTCGATCCCGGTGCCGGTCCCGATTTCGAGATTGTCGCTGTGTTCGACGACCGCCAGCACTCGGTGATCGGCGACCTGTCGCCCGAGGACCTGCAGGCGGTCTGGGATCGCGTCGCGGTGGCGTTCGACTTCCGCGCTGCTGCGCGGGACGAGCGCGATGCGGAGGACCTGTGATGTCCTCGATTGCCCCGGCCCACCCCGATCCCTGTGCCGCCCGCGGCGAGACGGCCGACGCGCTGCGCACCCTGCGCAACCTGCTCGAGGCCGCTGCGAACGAGGCCGCCCGCATCCGCGCCGGCGCCGCCCTCGGGAACGCCGACCGCTTCCAGGTCGGCGAAGCCGTCGATCTCGGCCGCGAGGCCCTCGCGCTCGCCGGCATCCTCGGCGCCGTGCCGGCCGCGGCGACCGACGCCGATCCCTCCCTCACCACCGATTCCCGCGAGGCAGCATGA